AAGATGGGGCAAACATCTCAAGGACGCAAAGAAGCACATGACATCATGGTCGGAATTGTAAAAGAGAAATTAAATGCGGTTGTCGCTTCTGCCCCCGAAGCGAATAAGGGTAGAGTAAAACAGATGTTAGATAAGGCTTATGTGGAAATATCAAGTTTAGGAAATCGCGCATTGTTTAGAGATTTCGCTGGTGCAGCATTGGACGAAAATGTCTTTTTGAAGAATGTAAACTCGGTTACACGAGGAACATACGAAGAGAATACTTACAACAGTGTGGAATCTATGTTGCACAGAGATGGTTATAGAACACGTAAGCGTAAATAAAGAGCGGAGATATGGCAAAGGGCAGCGGCAGTACAAGAGTTTCAAGATGGGTAAATAGAAATAACTCGCAAGAGAAATTATACTTCCGCGATGGTGTCCGAGTTGAATACGCAGAGCTTGATACTATCGGTAAAAGACTTGTAAAAGACGAAAAGAACAAAGTTGCCAAAGAACTGTACGCCAAACTTAAGAACGAAAAGACCACACAAGTAATAGATAATGGGCAGGTAATTCAAATAGGTTATACAAGTAAAGGCTTAGACCACTTTGCTAATGATGCGATGATTTCGCTAAGCGGAAAATATTTCAGTAGAAACTCAATGATGAGTGTTAATGAAATACTTGAAAAATCTATCTATACTCCAACATCACACAGTCTTATACACCCACGGACAGATGGACGTGATTTATGGTTTACATATACAGATGCTGACGGAAGGGGCGTATATTTCAAAGTGTGTTGGAATAATAATCTAAAAATGCACGAACTTTATTCTGTTGTTGATAAGATGTAAAAAGCCCCATGTGAGGAAAGAAATATCAATTCAGTCTCCATGGGGGCGAAATAAGTGTCCAGCACTTATTCCCATACCGCAAAATTACAAACAATTACAATACAAACAAAACATGAAGTTAGAAAAGACAGAAAAACTGAAAATCAGTCAAATCAAAGAGAGTGTTAACAACCCCCGTGAGATTACAAGCGAGAAGTTTATGCAACTTGTACGCTCAATCCTTGTGTTTCCTAAGATGCAGATTATTCGCCCTATCGTAATTGATGGAACGAATGAGGTTATCGGTGGGAATATGCGTCTGCGCGCGCTGAAAAAAATATCTACGATGTCAATTGAGGATATTAAGTCAACGCTGTCCAAAATCAACGACTTCAAGGACAAAGCACAAGGCGAGAGAGAAGCGGTCGTTAGATGGTGGAGTGAGTGGATTGGCTCTCCGTATGCTTTCGTAATCAACGCAAGTGAACTGACAGAAAACGAACGCAAGCAGTTCATAATCAAAGACAATGTAAGTTCAGGACAATGGGACTACGAAGCCCTTGCCAACAAATGGAATACAGAAAGTCTTAACGATTGGGGTGTACCCGTGTGGAATACTGATGGCTTGAACTTCGGTAACGACTTCGGAAGAGGGGAAAGCAATACGGACGAAACTGGGAATAGCCCGTCAGTAGATTTAGAAGCAGGAGAAGAACAATTCGGTGGGGGCGGTGACTCCTTAGACAATCTTCCGCCTGAATTGCAAGGTCTTGACATACAGCCGAACGAGTTGCCTAAGTTGCAAGGCTCTGATGAGACTGCAATGAAGCGAGTTATTATCGTCTACCCAGCCGAAAGAGAGCAAGATGTAGCAATGCTGCTCGGGCTTGCGAAGATAGATAAAGTGGTCTATAATATACACGAAATAACGGGAGAAGAATGCGGATAGTTTTCGATTTAGACGACACCTTGTGTCACACAGAGAACAGAGATTATTCTAACTCTTGTGCAATTTCCTCGGTCGTAGAAAAAATCAAGGAGATAAAACACAAGATTTCAGATGCTGAGATTGTTATATACACCGCACGTGGTATGGCAAGTTGCAATGGTGATGTGGAGATGGCAAAGAAGAAGAATTTGCCATATATTGAAGCATTCCTGCAACGTAATGACTTGAAGGTTGACGAGATTATCTTCGGCAAACCTTTAGCCGACATCTATGTTGATGACAAGGCCATGAGCGCAATAGATTTCTCGTTAGCGGGTGTACGCACGTATGAGGGATTGTCAGGGGCAACAGTTTGTCGTGTAGGGAATGTTGTAATTAAACAAGCTGGCAATGTGAAAGAGCAATATGATTGGTACTGCAGGGCAAAAACACATTACGAAAATAAAAATGGGCTGTTCTACACTCCAATCGTGTATTCTGTAACACTCGGGAAATTATACATGCAATACGTAGACGGGCATCTGGCTGCAAAGTGCGTAAACGCTGATATGATACGCAATATCATAAAAGAGTTGAAAAGAGAGCAAGGACACATTGATGGAAGAAATGATGTCGTTTCTTACGCTAATTATGTTAGCCAAAGAGCAGAGAGTGTTGGTGTTAGAACTGACATATTTGAACGTATTACGAATTGCAAAACGCTGGAAGATAAAACATTCTCACATGGTGACCTTTCTCTGCTTAATATCATTTCCACAGATAAAGGCTTGGCTTTAATAGACCCAAGCCCTAACAAAGGTGTCGAAAGTTGGATTATTGATGCAGCGAAAATCCGTGCAAGTCTAAATTGGCTGGACGAGGCTCTTGTCGGTATTGAACACGACAGGGGCTTAATAGATGTATTTGACAATCTATTTGAAGACAAAGAGGTTTTGAATGCAGTGAAATTGTGCGAAGAAAGTCATCTCTTTCGCGTTTGGCACTATGCTAAGAAACTCGGCAAAGTTGATATTGAACGAAAATTAGAACACTGTTATTCATTATTATATGCAAAATAACAAGATTATTGGCTTTACTTCTGTCGTTGGAGATTTCTTCCACGCAGGCCATGTAGCTATGATACAAGAGTGCCGATTATATTGCGATTACCTAATAGTCGGAGTTATGGCTGACACGCACGACAGAACATGGAAAAATGTACCAGTACAGAGCCTGTTTGAAAGGTTCTACCAAGTCCTTAATTGCAAGGGCGTTAATAGAGCTGTAGCACTCGGAAGTGAGAAAGACTTAGAACTCGCGCTGAGGAGCATTCCGAAGATAGACATACGTTTCGTTGGCGAAGACTATATCAACAAGAATTTCACGGGGAAAGAAACGTGTGAGAAACTCGGAATAAGAATTATGTACACGAAACGTAATCATGGGCTTTCTTCTACGGAGCTCCGTAATCGAATAATAGAGCAATGGAACAATCAAAAGTAATATGGGGAATTGTTACGTACAATCGCACAGACAGGCAGCAAATGCTACTGTACCTCAATTCTCTCGGTTATAACAAGGATGAAATCATTGTACATTGTCAGACTGAGCAAGATTACAACACCTTGACTGAAAAGTACGATAGTAAGGCTACTATCCTTTACAAGAAGGGAAGAAACGTCTGCGAGAACAAGAATAATCTCTTGGATTGGGTGTGTTCTAATAGGCCAAATACAAAGCTCATAATATGCAGCGATAAGGTACGCGGTATTAAGTTCCTAAACAAATACGGTAAAGGTACTCTTATAACTAAAAGAGAAACCTTGGACTATATGATAAGACGCGCATTCCTATTCACTGAGAGACAACACGGTGTTTTCTTTGGCTGTTACCCCGTGCAAAATGACTTCTTCATGAAACACACTATCAGCATCAACCAATTAGTGTTAGGGTGCTTCATGGGGTTTCCTAACCCTGAAGCAATCAGATTTGATACAGAGCAACCGCTCAAAGAAGACTTTGAGATTGTTCTTAGGTGTGTGAACAATGGCTTAAAAATGGTTCGTTTCAATGATATCTGTTTGCGTGCTACGTTCCATACTAAGGGCGGTGCGCATGAGCTGTGGAATGCTGATGGTGATAAGGTGAATGAGTATTGTACTCGGAGAATATTGAAGAAATATCCAAACTTAGCTAAGCCACACGCTACAAGGAAGAACGAAATCAGATACACAGGGAAATCAATAGTAATCAATAAATCTATTCTTTACGATGCAATATTATAATAGCCCAAGATGGACAGCAGAGATAGCCGATTGTTCAATGCCTATGACGTTCGACACGTATAGTAATTGCGCTTTCGGCTGTATGTATTGTTTTGCCCAATTTCAACGAGCATTAGGCTCTTGTAAAGAGCATTATCTGAACAAGGACGTGAAATGCGTGAATGTTGAGAAAATAAAGAGAATGTTCACAGACCCAGATAAGTACGCAGGACAGTTTGCCACTTACATCAAGCAGCGAAGAGTTATGCAGTGGGGTGGAATGTCAGACCAATTTGATGGATATGAGCGTAAGTATGGAAAGACTCTGGAACTGTTGCGCTTTTTCAAGGAGATAGATTATCCGCTGTGCTTCTCTACCAAGGCTGCATGGTTCACAGAAGATGAACGCTACATGGAGCTAATTCGCGGACAGAAAAATTGGAACTTCAAGTTTAGCATTATTACGCTTGATGAACACGATGCACACGTCATAGAACGTGGTGTGCCAACACCCTTGCAAAGACTTGAAGCTATCAGAAGAATAGCCGAAGCAGATGCAGGTGGGGCAACCTTAAGACTTCGCCCATTCATTGTTGGTATTTCGTCCAAAACGTATCTTGACCTTATCAGAGAAGCAGCCAACAGGGGCGCAACAGCACTCAGTACAGAATTCTTCTGTGTCGAGCAGCGAAGTAACACGCTGAAACACTATATGCCAACACTCAGCAAATTAGCAGGCTTCGACCTTATGGCGTTCTATAAGAAGTATAGCGTTTCTACTGGCTATTTACGCCTTAACAGAAAGGTTAAGGAGCCATTCTTCAAGAACATGAAGCATCTATGTGATGAACTCGGAATGCGCTTCTACGTATCCGATGCACACTTCAAAGAACTCTGTCACAATGGCTCTTGTTGTGGCTTGCCGCCAACATGGAATTACTCAAAAGGGCAATTCTGCGAAGCTTTGCAAATAGCCAAGCATGCAAAAGATGGGCTTGTAAGGTGGTCTGACATTAAGAAAGATATAGAAGAACTACATCAGTACCAATGGAATAAAGCGGAAGGGTTCAATACGTGCAGTTGTGAAAGACGTGCAAAGTTTAACAGCATGACGATGGCTGAATATATGCGTTGGTTATGGAATAATCCACAAAATGGCCAGAATCCGTACAAGATGTTTGAAGGCATTATTATTCCAGTCGGCAAAGACGAAGAAGGAAATCTCATCTATCAATATAAAGGTGAAAAATAATGGCTAAACTGATAAAAGAAAAGATGAAGATGTGCGATTACAGGCACGCGCAATATGTCCGCATGGATATTATAAGCAAGTTGTACAAGCGTGGGTATACGTTCCGTGAGATACGTGAGGAGGTCATGGCTCGTCTTGACTTGCCCACGTATTCATTGCAGACAGTCCACAAGGACGTTAATCGTCTATTAGCAGAGTGGCAAGAAACGAGGATAAAGAGCATTGATGCGAATATCCAACTCGAATTGCAGCGTATTGACGAGTTGATTAAGGAAGCTTGGGCAGCCTGGGAAAAATCAAAACTTGACTACGACAAGAAGCAAAGTAGACAAGTCGGCGTTCCTTCAGAGGAGTCAGGCGGTGAGAACGTTGTGACCGTTAAGATGGAACAGATGTCTGAGAACGTGAATTGTCATGGCGATATACGTTACCTTGAATTTATCAATAAAATGCTTATAGAGCGAAGAAAGTTGTTAGGGCTTTACGTCCCGAAGAAACTTGATGTTACTACCAATGGAAAGGATATATCCCGCGAACCATTGATGGTTGAAATCATTGATAGTAGAGATAAGGTTGATACGGACGGTAATGAAGAGGAAGAAGAATAAAATACAGACAACAAGAATCTTTTCCGAGATTAACAAAGCCTACATTCGGGGTTATACGACAGTCAGCGAGCAAGGAAGCAGCCGTTCATCGAAAACGTACAACACAATTATTTGGCTGTGCTCGTATTGCCTAAATAATCCACATACGACAGTTTCAGTGGTTCGAGCTACATTGCCATCGCTCAAAGGTTCTGTTCTTCGTGACTTTATAACAGTAATGCAAGATATGCACATATGGGGCGATTGCAAGTTTAACAAGTCGGAATTGATTTGCACCTTCCCGAATGGCTCATGGGTTGAGTTTTTTTCGTGCGACAACGAGCAGAAGTTGCGCGGTCGTAAGCGACAAATTTTGTACGTAAATGAAGGCAACGAACTAAAGTTTATCGAATGGCAGCAGCTGCAAATGCGTACAACTAAATTTTCTATCATTGACTACAACCCATCATTCTCTGATGACCACTGGCTATGCACGCTGAACAAAGAGCCTAAGACCTATCATTTCATCACCACATACAAGGATAATCCATTTCTTGAACAAAAGGTTATTGACGAGATAGAGAGTCTTAAATATAAAAACCCGTCCTTATGGCGCATCTACGGTCTTGGTCTGCAAGCTATGGTAGAGGGTCTGATATTTGATAATGTGGAAGAGATAGACGAGATACCTCGCTGGCATCAGAAGCATCACTACCGAGGCATGGACTTTGGTTATACGAACGACCCTACGGCCATTGTAGACGTGTATATCAACGATAATTCGCTGTGGATTGATGAAGTATGCTACCGCACGGAAATGCTGGCTGCAGACATAGCGAAAGCGCACAAGGAAGCCAATCGCGAATGCGGACAAAATATTGAGATAATATCTGAGAGTGCCGACCCGCGACTGATTGACGAAATTTCGAATGCAGGGCTTGACATTCACCCCGTACACAAGTTTCAAGGGTCTATCATGGCTGGAATACAGAAGATGCAAGAGCTAAAGATACGCGTGACAAAGCGAAGCACAAATGTACTGAAAGAGTTTAGGAACTACACCTACCGACAGAATAAAGATGGAAAGTGGCTGAATGAGCCTATTGACGCCTACAACCACGCCATAGACGCAATACGTTATGTGGTGCTTGATAAACTGCTCGGGCAGAATAGTAACGGCATAGAAGCCGATGATTTTATAGATATGCTGTAATGCTGTAATAAACAAATACGAGAAAATAATAAACATGAAGCCAATAAGAGAGATAATGGCATTGGGCGACCCGATGCAGATTTACACGCTGCTGACAGTACGCAAACGAGGTTTCAAGAAGCCTCTTGATGTAACAGAAGCGGAATATAACCCAATGCAGCACGCAGTCTATGACAAGACAAAGCGCAAGAAAAAGGAACTTAAGGTAAAGAGCGACAAGCGAGACAATGATGGGAACTGGCTATACAAGACAAAGTATGTAGACCGCTGCCGTATTGCTGTTCCAGCGCAGCGACTTATCTGTGAGCGTGATGTTGGCTTCTTGCTTGCCGAACCAGTCAAATACAACATTAAGGGTGTTGCAGACAGCCAGCAACAAGAGTTGTATGACAGCGCAATGGATATCCTGCAATACAACAAGATAGACTACTTCGACAAGCGGCTTGCACGCGAGTTGTTTCGTTGTTGCGAATGCGCGGAGCTATGGTACATTGTTAAGGGCGAAGATGGCGAGGAGGACGAAATGCGTGTAATGCTGCTCTCTCCACTGCATGGGGATATTCTGTACCCCCACTTCGATGACTACAACCGCATGGACGGATTTGCGCGCAAGTACAATGTAAAGGACGAACTCGGCAATACGACTGTCCATTTCGATGTGTACACGTCAACACTCGTGTACCGATACATGAACAATGGAGCAAACCTTGAACTCATTGACGCAAAACCGCATGGCTTTGGGAAAATCCCAGTCGTGTATTATCGGCAGGAGGAAACCGAATGGGAATGCGTGCAACCAATCATTGAGCGATTGGAAGAACTTCTCTCTAATTGGGGTGACGTGAATGACTACTTTGGTGCGCCAACATACTTCTTCAAAGGCAAGATGAAAGGCTTTGCCGAGAAAGGTGAGGTTGGCCGTGTATACCAAGGCGAGGGCGAAAATGCTGACATGAAGGTCGTGTCTTGGAACTCTGCCCCAGAGAGTATGCGACAGGAGGTAGCCAACCTTACAAACATCATATTCTCATATTCGCAGACGCCTGACATCTCATTCGAAAATATGAAAACGTTAGGTAACAATACGAGCGGAGCAGCAATACGACTCATGTTTACTGACCCACACCTAAAGGCCGAAACGAAAGAGGAACTGTTTGGCGAGATGTTCACGCGAAGGTTTAATGTCGTAAAGAGTGGCTATGCAACGAGCATGAAAGCCACACCAAAGCGTATCGCAGACCAGCTTCAAGTAACGCCAGTGTTCACGCCCTACATACCGAAAAACGAGATGGAGATGCTGCAACTCATCAATCTGTCAACGCAGAGCAAGCAGACCATGTCGCAAGAAGATGGTGTAAGGCTTAATCCGCTTGTGAGCAATCCCGAAGAAACAATCAAGCAGTTGCAAGAGGAAAGCGCAAAATCAATGAAGATGGCCTTGTTCGGTACAACAAAAGAGGAGGACGAAACTGGAGAGGAATAATAACTGGAACACGGAATGACCGCTGAACAGAGATTGACAAAATTGCTTCTGCAAGCATCAGGCGACTTGCAGAAGCTATACGACAAACTTATTAAAGAGCTGACAAAAGCAACATCAAATTCTGTTCACGCTGTCAGCCCTGATGAATTGTATACAATAGCAAAGGCTTGCACCCCGACTGAAAAAGAACGGGTGCAGGCTTTGCTTGATGCTTACAGTAGCACTCTTGGCTCACTCATAAAGCAGGGCATAACGCGTGCCGTTCTGCTCTCAGCCAACATTCAGCAAAAGGCCCTGTCAGCATACACGCGTATGCAGGGCAAGGAGGTTGACGATTGGCGCGAAAGTACGGCAAAGGCATTTATCAACAGCAGAATGAAACGCGATGGTGGACTCAACCTCTCTGACAGGGTGTGGAACTACACGCAACAAACAAAGGCAGAGTTTGAACTTGCCATGTCGCAAGCCCTTGAAAAGGGCATCAAGCAAGGTATATCAGCAGAGAGCCTTGGCCGTCAGATACGGCAGTATCTCAATAACCCCGATATGATGTACAGACGTTATCACCTCAAAAAAGCTATGGCAGACGGAACGAAACGCGATGTCGTGGAATGGCGCAGACGTGTGATAGACGAGCAAGGCAAGGTGCGCTTTGTAAAAGAAGATTTGGCCCATGTCGGCACTGGCGTATATCGTTCAGCACGTCAGAATGCCTTGCGCCTGACTATCACAGAAACGAATATGGCCTACAACTATGCAAATTGTGAAAGATGGAGTAGTGAGCCATACGTGTTGGGCATTCGTATTAGAACGTCAGCAAATCACCCAGAGAAGGATATTTGCGATGAACTTGCAGGCGACTATCCCAAAGATTTCATGTGGCGAGGCTGGCACCCACGTTGTCGCTGCTCCATGTCATCAATCTTGATTGACCGCAATAGCGAGGAGTGGAAACATCTGCGCTCTCTGCCCGAGAAAGAGTATAGAGCTTACAAGTCCCCCAATCTTGTGCCGAACGTGCCTGAGAAGTTCTCTAAATGGTGCGAGCGCAATGCTGACAAGTTAAACTTGGCGCGAGAGAATGGAAAGCTGCCTTACTTCGTGAAGGATAATATGAAGGCTGTTGGAAAGTTCGTAGGCTGGAATGAGGACTCCATTCTGGCAAAAGAGATAACTGAAGTATGCAAGATGGCGCGCGCATCTGGCAAAGAAGTTCAAGGTACAGCGGAATCTATTGCACAAAAGTACGGAGCTAAATGTACACCGATAAACTTTAAGAGCGAGGAATCTATAAGGAGAAAGGTCCTCTTGGAAAGACAAGAAGTTCCTATGTTTTCGCCAAAGAATTTGAAAGATACAGTACGAACAACAATAGTTGCTGACAATAAGGATATTGATTTTATAATCAGCGACTTGGTTAAACATAAATCTTTTGTGCGACTAAAGAAACAGAAAACATCATTAGGCTATGTTGGTAATATAGTTAATCTAATAACAAATAATGGTCTTATAGCAGAGGTTCAAGTAATCACGCCTTATATGATTTATGCTAAAGAATCTCCCAAAATTGCAAAGCAACTTTTGGGAGAAAGTATGTGGAATAAGATAATGCAAAAAACAAAATTAAAAGGTGGACTCGGACATAAATTCTATGAACAATGGAGATTGTTAAATCCGAAAAGTAAAGAAGCTATCGAAATAGCAAAGAAAAGTGTTGAATACTATAGACACTTTAAGAATTAGCTAATTTCCGATATTTACCAGTACGCGGATTCCAATCCCATGTTATACCGAAATTGTCATACTCTTCTTTTGTGATTGGTTCAAGAAAATTCTCCATACTGAAACTTGGAATACCCCATGCTTCTCTTTCATCTTTACCTGCTTTACGTTCTCTAAGGTACTCAATATGTTTTATATAACGTTGGCCATTGTCATCTTCACGTACAACGGCATCAGCTTCATAATTTGAGAAATATTTCATACAAAAAAATAAATAAAAGATACCCATGGTCAGCCACTCGCATCCCACTGTCTTGTTTCATACACCATTCCGTCAAAGGAAAAGCCTTGTCCGCTGTTAGGTATCTTGTCATGTTAATGCAAAGTTATAAATTAAATTTATATGTAGAAGTTTCACGCATCAATTTTCCAAAGATATTGAATATCCCCACCGCCTAAAGTAAGCGTCACGTCAGGCTCGGCCATCAAGTCACTTTTTTTGAATGAGAAATAATACAGCGACCTTGGCTTAAGCTCGCCACTGATTATCTTCAATTCGCATGATGACTTCATATAGGCTGCACCAGTGACCAAATCCCATCGGAGCAGGTCTTTCAGAAATTCTTTTGCTTTCATGTTGTTTAATCTATAAAGTCGTTGAATGTTGTTACCTCTGTTCCACCATCATAGAAAGGCTTCTTGTCGCAAATATAGCCCTTCCAAGAGCCATATTCGTATATACGAAACATGTGGTATCCAGCATTACGAAGAGCCTTAAAAGCTGCTTTCATCTCCTCGCCATTAAATCGGATATTAACGTCACTGACAGATGCTTCGTAGCCACCAAACCCGTAGGCTTTACCGCTTCGTTTGTAGACTCTGACGTATAGAGTTTTGCCTCTGTACGCGTTTTGTCTCTCTGGGTGAAATATGCGCCAGACGCAAGTGCTGAGAAACGCATCGCAAATGTATTGTACAACCTCTTGACGTACTTCTGTTGGCTGTACATAATCGTTCTTTGGTATGTTTACTGTTATTTCCATTGTCGTTGTGTTGTATTAAATTCGTGTGATTGTTTTTGCTGTCTCCTCTCCCCATAGTTCAACTATTATGTCGTAGGCTTCCTTGTCACCGTCCCAAGCGTACATGCACTCGCAGTTATTGTATTCAAAGAAATACACCTCTTGTGGGTCACAATTAGCTTTTATTTCCTCGTCCCTTTTTGCGAAGTAATCAAAAAAGGTCTTATATCTATCGACATCGGGGTGCGTCTTGTATCTGGCGTTGTAATAGAATGAAACAGTCTTAGCATTAAGCATTACTACGCTGCCCTCGGTGCAAGACCAGTCAATAAAGTATTCAAGCGTGCCTTTAGTCGTTTGAATGTGCCTTATCGCTTGTGGGTTCTTGGCCTTGGTCCTTGCATAGCTTTTGGCGAAACGTTCTTTAAGGCCGCAATTCTTAGCGTGTATGTAAGCATCTTGGTAGTTCATGATGTATTCGTTATCCTCTTTCAATTTTGCTTCTTCTTCGTTCATAGCTGTTTTTTGTTATAAGCGAGTGGGCATTGCACCCACTCGCGAGGTTGATATGTTTAGATTGAGTATTGCTCTTCAAGAAACTTGACCATTGCTCTATTCTGTGGCAGCATGTCAGGTATATTCATGCTGTCGGCCTTATAAAGCTCTGTTGCAGCGTTATACACGTCCCATACAGTTGTTTTATTTGTGTTGTGGTAGTTTATAAGTAGCAACTCTGTAAAGCGCGAAATTTGCGCCTGATTGAGCGGATAAACGACTGGCTCTTTGATAGCTTTGTTCGATGTGTCGCACTTTACTCGGATAGCTGTAAGCATGCCAATTAGCGTAAATACTTGCTCGGCCGTGAGTTCTATGCTTTTCATACGTTCCATTCGCTCTCTGTCGCTTACAATGATATGGCGTGCATCAACGAGCCACGACTTGATAACATCAAGTACGTCTTGCACGGTAATCTTATCACCTCGCCCAGCACCTTTTTCGGCATACGTTGATATGTAATTGCTCGCATTGAGCATACATTGGTTATGGCATATCTTGACCATATTGCCAAATCCAGCCTGAATGCCTTTTTGGTGGAATGCAATAGCGATATTCGTAGTGTTCTCACTGTCATCAAAATCGCTTATTCTTATGTTTGCGAAAACGCGCCTCAAAATGTGTGCTTCTACTGCCTTATCTCCGTACTGAGCTTCTACCTGCGGAAGTAGCACAACACCTGGCTGAGCGCGGTCTTTGTTCTGTGCTGCAAACAAGTCGTACACTTCAACATTGAAGTGTTGCTCGTTGCACATGTTAATTACTTCGTTGAGCAACTGGAAGTGATAGATGCCTTTCAAAGGGTTATTGTATACATCGTTTTCCTTGTGCGTCCTCTCGAGCTGTTCCAGTGTAATTGTCTGTACTTTTGCTTTTTCGAAGTCAAAAAACTTATTATCCATTGTGTTATATATTTTAGAGTTGTTGTTTTCAAATTTTGTTTTGTAGGTGTGAGGGGAGTCGAACCCCTCACGCTGCCTTTCAGCTCACCTTATTCTATATCTCTTATTACAAGATGTTTTCGTAACGGCCCGTTGATGAAGGCGTTCTTAAATGTTTCTTCGCCAATGTAGGCGTTATCACCGTTTACAGGGTTGAATAAATTGCCATCTTCGTAGATGAAGCTGTTACCAGTCTGTTTGAATGTGCAATATTTCATTTTAGTCCAAGTTAAGATATTTAGATACTTTGTTTACGAGGCTATCTATTGAAGAGTGGAGCGAAGAGTTGACAGCGTAATCAACATTCTCCTTGCAATAAGAAACGAGGATTTTCCTGTCATGCCAGCGAGTTATTATTACATAGAGGTCGCCATTTCTGACCTCTCCTGTAAACTGGTTGTACAAGCGCTCTCCGCAATTATCGAAGGTTATTGCTTCGTATAACTCTTTTTTGTTCACTGGGGTAATTGTCTGTATCATTGTTGTTTTGTTTTAGTTGTTTTATTTTCTTCTCCAACCGAAGTTGTATCTTTTTTTGAGCAACATCTGAGTTTTCTTGTGGTTCTCTTTGCGCCATTCGCTCCAACCCGTCATATTTGGTTCTTTAATTTTGTTTGAATCTGTAAACATTGTTGTTTTGTTTTATTGTTTGTTACTTTGTTTCTTAATTGCGTTGCAAAGATATAACAAAATTATATTCTAACAAAATAAAGATATAAGAAAATTATAAGTTTAATATATTTTTATTTTCCATATCTAACGAAATATATCTATATTCGCGTAAAACTCAATGAGTTATGCGAGATTACAGAAATGAACTATTAAACAAGTCAACCTCGGCAGAAAAGTCTGTTTGCCGAATTTTGGACAGGTTGGGCGTGAAATTCATACGCCAGTACAAGATACAGACACCCCGTAAGACATTCTACATAGACATATATGTTCCAGCCCTGAACGCCTGCATAGAGGTCGATGGTAAATACCATTTTACGGACAAGCAAAAGCGGCTTGACAGCAACAGAAGTGCTTGCATAAGAAGAATTGGGCTGTCAGTAATTCGGATATGTAATACAGATGCATACTCGGCTAAATCTGTGAAATCAATGCTGCAAAGGCATATTTTGCGGCAAAATCGAAAGAAAAACAAATAATGCGCAGATGTGTGGCTTTCTTATTATCTACATTTGTTATTGTTTAATTCAATTAAATCTATGAACAAGAAAGTATTTAACGCACTTAAGACCTTGTATGCAGACAAGGGGTTGAGTCAGACAGAACTGGAGGAGTTGGCTGGAATTGTTGGTCAAAATCTCAGCGAAGATGCAAGCGAAGACGATATTAACAACGCAGCAAGCGGTGTTTCGGCCTATGTAAACATCATGCAGAAGTTCGGTAATAGATGCGCATCGGCGGTAGAAAACAAATACAAAGGCTATGTTAAGCCAGACGTGAATCCAGAACCACCTAAGAAGCCAACAGAAGAAGGACTTACGAAGGAGCAAGTTGCAGAAATGCTTAGGACTGGCATTGACGAAGCCTTAAAGCCTTACAAGGAGAGAGAGGAACGACAAAGGTTGAACGGTATTCTTGCAGGTCAAGATAAGCTAAAAGGCATTCCGTCTAAATTCGTTGGCCGTTACAATCTCGAAAAAGAAGAAGATGCAGCATCACTTGCGTCACAGATTGAGCAGGATTATGCAGAAGAGCGCAAGGCGATATTATCATCACTCGGAATTGCCGATATTCCATTAGGCAATGGTGGCGAGCCTGACAGCGATGAGGACTTCGCGAAGAAAATGCAAGATGCACAGAAAGCACTTGCTAAATCTTAAAAACCAAAACGAATAAAACATGATTTACAAAGAGACTAAACCGACCAATATTCAAGAGGGCGTATGGGACGAGAAGTCTTGTGTGCGCAGACAGAGCGGTTTCAATCTTGACCAGACTGGACTCCCTGCAACATTGAAGTGGTTGCCAAAGGGCGCACCTCTTGCACTTACAGCGTCAGGCAAGGTAAGTGTATGCAAGACAGCAAAGGTCTACGAGGCAGCAACTAAATCAGCAACAGAGGTAAAGGTGTATAAAGGCCATCTCCTCGCTGTTGGCGACAGCCTTGCAGGTTCTGCAATCTCTGCTATTGACACAAGCAATGCAGACTTTGACAAGGTAACAGTTGCAGCGTTAGCAGAAAAAGCCGACAAGGACGCTGTTCTTGACAACGGGAATGCCGCAAAGGTTATCGGCCTTAATTATGCGAGCGTAGAACTTGATGGCATGCAGAGTTGTACCCCGACCTTGCAGGCTTACGAGATTGAGGAAGATACACTTCCTTATCCAATTAACGATGCTATCAAGGCCGCATTAACCTCGCGTCACGCATTCAAGATTAAGTAACATAAAAGAACTTATAAAAAAGAACATATATGGATTCACTGATAAAAGAGCTTGAGAAGCCGAAGCGGTTTGACTGCTTTATTCAAGAGCAGATGAAGAACTCTACCTATATCGCAGAATGGAAGAGTGAAATTCGCTCTGTGGAATATTGCGCAGCAAAGGTATATCAGGCATATCTCGCTGAATATGCTGCCGCAATGGTCGGTTCAATCATTGCAAAGGACGCAGAGAAGCCCACACACCAGATGCCAACTGCAAGTATGTTGATGGGTTCTCTGAGCCGCATCGCAGACGAGTGGCAGATGGATAACGACCGACTGGAACAGTATTATTACCTTGAAGGCCGTTACAAGGACAAGGAAGCAACATTCTCACAAGAACAAAAGCAGGTGGAATACGCTAAACTCGTAAAGTATCTGTTTGACCCATTCGAGAAGGCTGTAATCGCTCCTCACAAGCGTATTGATATGCTCTACTTTGAGGGCTTGTTCAACGGCACACAGACCGTAGACGGAACAAACAACAAGAAGTCGCCAGTGTCGTATACATACGACCTTGGCGTCAAGCATTTCAAGGCCAAGGTCGCAGCATGGGGAACGGAAACTGCAACACCTCTGAGCGACATTCAGGAGATTGTAGACTATCTCGGTTCTAATGGCAAGGTCGTACGCAAGATGCGTATGTCAAAACGTACATTCCGCAATATGTGCATGGCTAAGGAACTAAAAGACTTGTTCACGCTAAAACTTGGCAAGGTAGAAGTCAACAACGCACGAGTATCTTACAACGAAGTAAATCAGTACTTGCAGACAATTCTCTTGCCTGAAATTACTATCGAAAAGGATAGATACAGCCTGTTGCAAGATGGCACGTCAATCAACATGACTCGTGATGCAAGGGTCGTGTTCCAGTGCGCTGACAATGTAGCTGTGCTTAAGGTTTCTGACCCCCTTGAAACGATTGACCCGATTCCTAACAAGGTCTATTCGGTATATGATGACAACCTTGTTGGTATGTGGCGAAGCGACAAGGGCCGTTTCATCGACTACGAAATGTGGGCTAATCCCGTATTCACGGGCAAGGAAGATTTGGCTATCCTCGAGACGGATAAAACGAACTAATAGATAATTCATTGTTGTTTTTAGGTTGTTATGAATAACAGAGAAGCAGTTGCGGCTACTATTGAGCCATATAGTGTGTCAGACGAAAGCATTGATAAGGCTCTTATTGATGCAGGTGAACGCTTTGGCGAAAATCCTCCCGAAACAGAATACACGCTGCAAGGCAAGAAGTGTGTTGCACTTGCTTCGATGTTATGTTTGTCAAGATTGCGTGTTCTCGCAGCGGAAAACATAGGCGGCATATCGCAGACTTATGCGGTGAACAAATTGGAAAAATCTATACAAGCAATAGCAAGTGATGCTGGAATATCCGCAGACCTTGTGCTTGCTGATGATAGTGAAAATGTTGTTAGCTGTATATCAATATGAGATTAGAGGATAAAATAATACTCGAACGTGTTGTTGTTGGGCAAGATAAACAATTAAACCCGACTGAAACAATACAGCAGATAGACCTCGGTAAATGTATCATAACACCGAACTCGTCAGCAGCCAAAATTAAGGGCAATGACGGTTCTGATTATGTTTACAGTTATCTCGTAATCATGCGAAAGCCTAAAGATATAACGCTGATACCGCAGGCGAACGAAAAGGTAAGGATAACAAAAAAAGATGGCTCTATTGACATGATGTGTAGGGTATCAGGCTTTGTTACCTTGCGTAGATGGTTAAAGATATGGCTGTAGAAGCATTTGGATTTGACGAAGTCTTGCGTAAATTAGGTTCAAGTGATTTGGCAAGCGAACAGTCCGCACCCGATACGCGTATATTGCGTGAGTTGCAAGTAATCGCAGAAGAAGCTTGCAATATGGCCAGAGATACGTATCCGTCACGAGCAAGCGGAGGATATGATGACCACACTCGCGGTCTACGAGGAAGTATAGGCTTCAGAATCAGTTTCCAAGGCAAAGAAGTCGTGAGAGGTGGCTTCGATGGCAGAGGAAGTGAAGATGGAGAAGAAGCCGCAAATAGCGCAATCTCAAAGATGTCAATTAGTAACTCAACATGGGAAATAGTAATTGTCGCTGGAAAGGGATACGCGCGCTATGTAGAGGCGAAAGGCTACAACGTCATATCATTTATCCAAAGTTCTATTGACGAAAAGATGAGCAAACTAAAACAAGACATCAAAAAAGGTAATATATGAATGGAATGCAGGCCGTCACAGACCTATCGAAGTATATCTCGAAGAACATTGACGATATTCAAGTGTTCAAGATTGAGAAGCCTACGAACTTCGAAGGAGATTACATTTGCCTGAACTATCTGAATATATCATACGGCAGAGCAGTTAACACATCTTGCATCGTGAACATCAATCTACACGCAAGCGACATGACTGACAGCCAGCCCGACACGGAGAAACTGCAAAGAATGAGTGAGCGCATATTCAGCCTTATCCCGTGTAGTAATATAGACACAGAGGACGATGAACGCGAGCTTATAATCGGTGGGGCTTGGTATAATATCGAAAGTGACAGCAACTGTATCAAAGACAATGACGGCACACATTTCATAAATATAAGAGTACAAGTAACATTTACGAATTAAATAGAAAAAGATATGGCTAACAAATCAGGTGCATGGGGTATTGAGAGCGTGAAATTTGCCCCTCTTGTAGACAGTCCTACGGTCAAAGGAGATACAAGTAATCCTGCGAAATCTGCCTTCCCAACAAGTTGGGAAGAATATAAGCTGAAAGCGATTGTTAAGGACTCGCTTAGCTTCAACGACCAAGCACCCTCTACAAATAACATCGAAGTAGAGGACAGTGACAATTATTATGCAGTACTTCAGAGCGATGCTGGCTCAGAGGGCTTCACTGTTCAGGTGTATGACATGAGCAAGGAAGCATATATGTTCTTCTTTGGCTTCAAGGAGGGCGCAGCAAGCGGAGCTGACAAAGACTATCTTGTCGAAGACCCGAAATTCAAATTGCAAAATCATGCCGTGCAGATTACCACAAAGGGTACAGATGAGTTTCCCTCGCACATCTTCGAGTGGGCGAACATGAAGCTCGTTGTTACAAAGAGCGGCAGTATTGGTAAGAGTGGTTTCCCCAACATCAACATTGAATGCACGAAACAGGCTGTATTCGATGTTAAGACTGGCGAGGAGATGCCTTCGGCACGTCATAAACCCAACGCAGGTTCAACAAGCAGCAATACAGGCCACGACCATTCAACAGTAAGTAAGAACAGCTAAATTCCCACCATCATATTTTTAGCGGTAGCGACATTGGGCCGTTACCGCTTTTTCTTTAACACCTATGGAACAAGAAAATAAGACATCATCAGTATTAGCGGAGAAGGCAATTTGGGTACGATTTGGACTCATTCCTTTCCGCATTCGTCCTCTCACCTTGGCTCAGATATGGGAGATTGGCGAAAAGGTGCAAGAGTGCAAGCAATTAGAAGTCGAAGGCCGATTTAATGCGATAGAAAAGATGCTTTCAGCGCATCAAGACATAAGAACGCTGCAAAAGATAGTCGTAAAGGCTGTTTTCCGCTCGTCTGTTGCGAGATTTTTGTTTGGCTGGTACATTCGTAAGCATACAACGATGAAACGCTATAAACAAGTAATTTCGTTCTGCTCGCAAAGTTTTAATGCACCCTTTTTTTTTCAATCTATGATTTTCCTAAGAGGAGCAAAACAAGTGACGATGAATACTCACGAAGCACCTCTCCATGGAGCTTCGTAGGGGGAATAATGAAGTACTTCCGAATGAGCTACGAAGAAGTCGTGTTCAGACGGAGCTACATTAACCTTATACTACTTAACGCTGCAATCCCTGGAATTAAGCCACTTGACGAAGAGGAAAACGAAACAGAGAACCAGCACAACAGCCAACAGAAACCAAGTAAGAATTATATAACCAACGACAACGGGAATAGCTTTTTCTCGTCCTTAATGTAGAAAAGTATATGGCAGAAGATATAGATGGCGCATTGGGCATACGTGCCACGATTGACGCAGATGATGTAAAGAGAGGCGCAGATGAATTCATTGATGCCTTGATGAGAATGCAAATGCAAGCAAACAATGCGGCAAAAGCTATCTCGTCAGACGTTTCGCTTATGACGTCCAAATTGTCGAAGTCAGATGAAGGTATGGCCAAACAGGCCAACAACGCAGCTAAGACGTCAGCGGAAATCAAGAACCTTGGTAACAGCTATTCACAAGCCAGTTCTAAGGGCGAAAATCTTGTGAGTACATTGTACAAGATGCAAGATGCTGGCGCAACAGCAGATGCAATGTTTGCATCTCTTGCGAAATCTGCAGCGAGTTTCGGTGTGGCTTTTTCGGCACAAGAATTTGCTTCTCACGTGACCAATATCAGAGGGCAATTCCAGCAGATAGAAATGGCGTTTAACACAATGCTCGGAAGCGAACAGAAGGCCTCTGCACTCATGCAACAGATGGTGAATACAGCGGCTTCTACACCGTTCGACTTGCAGGGGGTTGCAAATGGAGCAAAGCAGTTGTTAGCGTATGGCTTGGAGGCGAATAAAGTCAACGGGACACTCGTTAGGCTTGGTGACATTGCAGCAGGATTGTCAATTCCTCTCAATGATATTATCTACTTGTATGGCACAACAATGAGCCAAGGGAGACTCTATGCTCAAGACCTTATGCAATTCACTGGCCGTGGCATACCTATGATTGCAGAACTCGCTAAGCAATTCGGTGTTTCTGAAAGCAAGGTAAAAGACCTCGTATCAGAAGGCAAGGTCGGTTTCCCCGAAGTCCAAAAAGCTATCGAGGACTTAACTAATGAGGGCGGCAAGTTTGGTGGCCTTATGGAAGCACAGAGTAAGACGCTGACAGGACAACTCGCTAATCTTGAAGATAACATAGATATGATGTTTAACGAGATTGGAGAGAAGTCTGAAGGTGCTATTGGTGGAGCCATAGAACTCGCGGCTGACATGGTAGACCACTATAAAGAGATAGGTTCTGTTATAATTAGTATTGCAGCAGCATGGGGCATGAATAAGGCTGCAACGGCAGCAGTTGCAGCTGTTAATAATGCCGCAGCAAATCAAGAAATTGCAAACCTTGAACAGGAAATTGCGCTGATACAACAGAAAAACGGAATATCAGCTCTTGATAATGACCTCGGTCAGCAAGTGGAAGGTGGAAGTATAGACCTCAACAAAGCGAACCAGATACAAGAATTACGCAATCAGCTTAAAGCATTACACGAGGAAGAAGTACAAGCAGCGCAGGACGCTTTCGATACAGCGAATAAGGCATGGGAGGAAGCACAATCGTCTTTCGCGTCAGCGTCAGCTGGGGTAGAAGATGCGAAAAATGTTGTTGACGCTACAAACGAGCAGATAGACGCCATAAACGAAAAAATTGCAGTTGCATTTAACGAGGGTGACGCAGAGGCCTTTGCAGCAGGAGAAGCAGAATTGGCGGCAGCAACGAAACAACGAGAAGCAGCGGCAGATAACCTTTCCACTGCATCTAAGGCGAAAGAAACAGCAGCAACTAATGTGCAAGCAGCGGCAACAGCCAAAAATACGGCTGCAACGAATTTAAGTTCAGTGTCCAAAAAGGCTCAGGTAGTTCAGCAGAATATAGACACAGCATCAAAGTCCGCGAACTCTTTAGCGACGAAAGCACTCACTTGGGCTACTGGACAGTTGACAACTGCATTCAATGGCCTTAAGGCGGCCTTCGCATCTAACCCGATAGGAATGGCTCTTACAGCTATTTCTATCGGTATAGGCATATTCTCTGCTTTCTCTGATAGTACAGAAGAAGCGACAGAAGACGTAAAGAGATTTGGTGAAGAAGCAGTAAAAACACAATCGAATGCGACAACACTGCTTGCAGTTGTTAACTCTGTTGACAAAAATTCAAAAGTATACAAAGATAGCATAGAAGAACTTTGCGGCATATACGATGAGTATGGTATCAAGATAGACGAAGAAAAAGACAAATTATCGCAAGTAAACCAATTCAGGGCTGAGCTGATTAAACTCATTCAGCAGGAGGGGCAAGCAAGAATTAATGCTAATGCACTTGAGAGCTACAACAAGAGTATTGAGAAAGAATCGAAAGACCTAAAGGATAAATTACAAGAATCTTTTTCAAGCGGTTGGGACGCGATAGATAAAGGTGCAATGCACAGGGATTTCGCCCCAGGGGAAGAAATGTATGAAGCTAATATTAAAGTCGGAGAACAATGGAAAAAATTCTCAGAGATGTCAGAGCAGGCTTCTGTTGTTGCTACATCAATCATCACATCGTACGCTTCTAAATGGAAAGAAGCCAACGGGAATGTAAGCGAACAGAATAAGCTATTATCTCAGATGTACTCATCATTCAAGGGACAGATGGGTAACATGGGAGTTGATATTACATACCTTAAGACTGGATTTAGTGATTATGCTAAATCGGGATTAAACAATATTGCGATGTTGATGACAGCGCAGGCGCAGTATGCAAAGAAGGTTCAAGAAGATAGTGACAGAGCAGCAGCAAAGCAGAATGCAAATAATGACATCACGAAGATGTCAGTTGAAGATTTAATTAAGAAATACAACGAAGCGTCCACAAGCGTTTCAGACCTTGGAGATAAAGAAGCGAAACCTAAAGTAGATTCTTCGGACGCAGAAAAAGCAACAGAAGAACACGACAAGGCGTCAAATGCTTCTGACAACTTAGACAAGAAGAAAGCGAAGCCTAAAGTAGATGCAAGTGATGCAGACATCGCAAAGACAAAAGTTAATACACTCTCCAGTTTGCTTGCAAAACTGTCTGGCACACAATGGTATGTGAAGATTAAATCGATATTCGACAGGAATGCACCATCGAAAGGGAATAAACCTCAAAAGACAAATGGATTATTCTCTAATTTCCCGAGCAACAATAATCTTCCATGGAATAAACCGAAACAACCATATAATGGGCCTTTTATAACACCACAAGCAAAGCAAAATGCGCACCAGCCTCAGAAGAAAACAAGCAAAAAGCAAACAACGAAAGCAAGCCAGAATTCTCAAAAGGAATACCTGAACCAAATAAAGAAAAGATACACTGACCAAATAGAAAATGCTCATTCTAATGATGCGATTGATGCGATAGTCAAGGACCTAAAAACCCAGGTTAGTGCTGCTGACGATAGGACGGAATTGCGAAAGGTGTTGGTCGGGCTTAAAGCAAAGGCACAGGATAAGCAAAAGAGGTTGAATAAATCTGCTGGTAATGAGACTGGAGGCGGTAAAAAGAGTGGTAAGAAAGGAACAACAAGGACGAAATCTGCCGCAGAAATAAAATCTGACAGAATTTCAATTCAGAAAGATGCCAAGGAAAAAGAAGGTAACGAGATTGCTAAGATGCAGCAAGAAATTACTGATGATAGCATAAAATATATGGACGAATCTCTCAACAAGGAGATTAAGGAAATAGAAAATAATAAGAACAAAGAAGAAAAGGCGTTAGAAGATTGGCTAAATGCGATTATAAAGAATAGAAAATCTGTATCAGAAAAATTGTGGAAAGCAGGAAATCACAAGAAAGGTGAAACTTGGCAGAACACAAAGGACGGAAAAAAGACAGATGCCCAGTGGAGAGACGAAGTGTTATCTGACACCAATATTTCCGCTGTTTATAATAAGCGCAAGAGCCAAATAGTTGATAATGCTTCAAAGGATAAAGCGACTGCAATAAAAGAGCATTTTGCAGAGTATGACAGTCTTTCCGATAAAGAAAAACAAATGAAGAAATTGAGGGCCGATATACAATTTCTTGAGAAAGAATTGCAGAAGGCCACTGACGAAGCAAGCAAAAATGAAATTGAAAAGCTAAGGAACAACGCCCAAGCCCAACTTGACTGGGTGTCCCAATCCAAAGACGCATGGAATGACTATTACGAGAAGTACGGAACATTCTTGGAGAAACGCAAGGCGTTGGGCGAGAAGTTTATGTATGAGACAACTGGTCTTGACCAAGACTCAGCGCAATACAAATTAAAAGTTGAGGAATTTAAGGCTGCGAATAAAGCCCTTGAATTTGAAGAAGTCAAGAAGCAGCTGAATTGGGAGGACGTCTTTGGTGACCTTAGCAGTCTTAGCAAATCTGCCTTGGCAGAGCTACAAAGTCAGCTTGAAACACTAATCAAGAACGATAAAAATCTCTCAATAGAAAGCATTAAGGCCATCAACGAAGCAATAAATAAAGTCCGCGATGAACAGACAAAGAAAGGCTCACTTATAGGCGGATTATTTACTTCGGTACGCAATCTGAAAGAGAAGTCACAAGCGGCAAAGACTGCACAGGCACAAGTTCAACGTGTTGGCGGTGGAAGTCTTTGGAAGAGATACCAAAATGCTTCGTCAGCAGGAGAAAAGGCAGAAATACGCGCGGAGAAAGTATACGACCCTGTAACTGGCGAGCTGAAAACATTTGGTGATATGCTTGATAAAGCAGCAAAATCAACAAAAGACTTATCAGATTCGCAGAAGACAGCGCAATCCTCAATTAAGTCAGTCGGCAGCGGCTTTACTGCAATGTCGAATATGGGCAAGGACGTATCTACTATGCTCGAGAAGTTCGGTGTGACAATGCCCGAAGGTTTAGGAACCATGTTCGATGGGATTGGAGAGATAGGTTCAGCGTTTGATGGATTCGACTTGACGAAGATTGGGTCTTTTCTTGACATCGGGAATTACGTACACGCTATCACTGGCGTATTCAGTGGAATCGCAGACGTATTTACGGGAATGTTTAAGATGATATTCGGTAAAAGCGACTCACTTAAAGCCTATGAGAATGAAAGGAAACATTACGAAAAACTGTCGGGTATATGGAGTGACCTGATAGAAAAGAAGAAACAATACATTGAAATGAGTTTCGGAGATGGCGCAAAGGAGGCTATCAAAGAAGTAGAAGCATTATACAAGGCCGAAGAAAAGTCGCTTCAAACACTTGCGACAAAGTATCTGCAAGTACGTAATACAGGTGCTCACAGCTACGGTTACCGCATAGACCGCGACCTTGGAACAAAGGGCTTGCAAGCAATGAGCCAAGCGGCAGGCGTGCAGATTAACAGCGTGTCTGACCTAACGAACCTCAGCTACGACCAACTTGTAGCAGCCAAAGGCGCAGACAATGGCGAATACTGGGCGAAGCTCCCCGTGGAAATGCAAGACTACTTGGACAAGCTGATTGAATGCAAGAAGGCTACGCAAGACTTCCAAGAGGACACGAAAGAGAAGATGACAGGTATCAAGTTCGATGATATGTACTCAAACTTCATGTCGGTTCTTGAAGATATGAATAGCGGTGCGGACGATTTCGCTAATTCGGTGAAAGACAAGATGCGAAAGGCCCTCATAGACAACACTATGGGTAAAGCAGTCGAAGAGTGGACCAAGGATTTTACGGAACGCTATCAGAAGCAAGTAGAGGCCGATGGAGGAAAACTGACCGAAGAGCATGCACGCCAGTTTCAACAAGAGTTGGAAGAAGCGTCAAACAACTTTACGAATCAGCGAAACGACACTCTGAACAATTCTGGGCTTGGCGGTGAAGCAAGTGACGGGTCACAGACAAAAGGCTTTGCTGCCGCGTCAGAGAGCAGCATTGAGGAACTTAGCGGCCGCGCATTGGCACAGACAGAAGCATTGTATCAGATACGTGATAATCAACTCATTGACACGCTGAAATACGACAAGATAAATGACAGCCTTTGCCAGATGATAAATATCGAAAGAGGCAGAAATGAGTATTACGACACCTCAATAGAGATACAACGTACTTCTGTAAGTCATCTCGCTGCAATAGAAAAGAATACAAATGAGCTGTACAGCATGAATGAGCGACTTGCTAAAATAGAAAAGAACACGCGTAACATATAAGAATATGACTGGACAAATTATAATCAACGGAAAGGATATTTGGTTGAACTATAAGGCACAACCTCTGAAAGGTACTTACAACACACTGCAAGGCAACTTGGAAACGAAAGAAGTAATAAGCAACGAAAGTCGCCTTGAAAATGGAGTAAGACTCGTTATAAACTCGGATAGTATAAAGGTGCAGAAACGCGAGTTTTCACTCACTTTCTTACTTGAGGGAAGTACGTACAGCGAGATACAAGCTAATACAGGCCTTATGCTTGGCGTATTGCGAAGCGGCATGATTAACTTTGAGGCAAGACGAATCGGGCAGACATTCAAGCTACTTTTTCGCAAGGTTGAAGAAATCACGGATTACAGACGAGATAAATTCAGAACAATCAAAATCAAGTTCCTTGAACCGAACCCGACAGACCGATAAAACTGCACTCTGAATGACATTACCAATATACAGCCCCAAAGGCAAGTTATTGTACGAGATGCCCAACATCTTTGTTGGTTGCAAAGAACGCAAAGAGCTAATGAAGGAAGATTACGTGGAACTGCATTTCAACCTCGCAGAACCCGTATTCTTTCCCATTGGCTCGTATTGCACGTGGCATGACAAGGTGTATCAAGTCACTGAGATACAATCACCGACATACGACAGCAACACGGGCGGTTATAACTATGAGCTGAAACTCGAAGCATACTACTTCGCGTGGAAGAACAGAATGTACAAGTACAAATCGAAGTACAACAACACGCTGGAGGCATCATTCAACCTCACGGCCGACCTCGAACAACAAGTTATAACCCTTGTGCGCTGCCTTAACAATGTGGAGGGCATGCGCTATAATGGTACGGAGGAATACACGTATAAAGTGCATAAGGTTGATGGCGATGATTTGGAAAAGGTCAAAACGCAATCTTACTCGTCTGTCAACTACATTGACGCACTGGCACAGATAGCAGAGGCTTGGGACACTGAATGGTGGGTAATAGGAAACGTGATACACTTCGGCAAATGTCAGGACGCAGAGGGAACGAATGTGGACTTTATCCTTGGCAAGAACGTTGAAAGCATGGACGGGTCTAAGAGCGAAACAGACTACGCAACGCGTGTGTATGCCTTTGGCTCGTCAAACAATCTGCCTGCGAACTGGGATAAAGGTGATGTAGAGCTTACCGTCACGGGGCTGAAAGGAACAACAGACAGTTGGTATTTCAGCTCCGAATATCCTTTTTACTCCGAGTATTTTGACAAAGTAACGGAGGTAAAGGTAGATAATAACTCATTTAAGAATTTTGGAAAGGCTGCGATAGACAGAACAACATTCAATAATGATAACTTCACGAACAGACCTGCAGTATTCTACTTCGAGGTAAAACTTGCAAACAGCGTAAAACTGATACAAGGCGAGTATAAGGAGCAGCTCCTCTACAAAAAGTCTGACACATTAAGTATGTTGCCACTAAATTTGAAATGGACAGCAGGCAGCATAAAAAAAGATAAAGAATACTTAAGAGCAGGAGGCATCTACGCAGTAGTCACAGATGCAGCAAAGGCTAAAGGGAGCAATCTCACAATAGGCACAAAAACAATTCAGAACGTACTTGCATCATACAAGTATGCACTGAATTTGGACGGAATGGGTACTGGAGCGAACAAGGTTCAAGCAATACACCATTTCAATTTTCCAAAGCTGAAATTAGAAGCAGATACAGAAGTCTGCGTGCAATATGTGCTTGAGATAGCTACGGGATATGGCCGAATATCGGGCGAGTTATCAATAGGAGATGCTAACGCGGAAATAGGATTCACGGACAACCGAGCGCACACCTACACTCAGGCGGAATGCAAAATAACATTCACTAAAACGAAAAAGGAAGCAAAGGCTATATGGTATAACACCACACAATACATCGAACCAACGCTTGATGTACATACGAGTATGTTCAAGATTGCAAAGAGCGCAATCACGCTTAAAGGTGGCGAAAAATTCAAGCTTGACAACCTTGTTGTTGCGAAGCTTCCGACACACTTCTTCCCAGCGAACAAGCAAGACGCAGAGGTAATCAAGGCCCTCGCTGAAACGCGATTAACGCTGCCGTCGCCTGGATATATAGACACACAAGAGGCCAAGGACGGAGAAATTGTTGAGAAAGTGCTTGTATTCGATGACATATACCCTCGCACAAAATCAAAAATAACAGAGGTGCGCGACAAACTGCAAAATGTGGTTGACGAGAACAAGCAGCCCACAGGCGAGAAATACACCGAATATTACATCAAGACAAACGAGTTCGTCTTTGATAGAGCATGGCAACTGCCAAATGGTGAGAATATGCAAGTTATCTTCCAGTCTGGCCCACTCTCAGGACTGACCTTTGATGTGCAGTTCAACAGTTCCGAAACGCCCACAGAACCAACCATTGACCATCAATTTTTTCGCATTCTAAGAAAGCAGTTCGATGGCGGTCTTTATCTCCCTAACAAGTCAATGCACCCCGAAAAAGGCAACGAATTTATCCTAACTGGCTGGGACAGCTCGCGAATTGAAAACCTTGGACTTATAGGCGAAGCTCAAGAAGAACTTGCAACGGAAACGCAGAAGCAAATCAAGAAAATGATGATTGACCCGAATACCTACGAATGTACCTTGTTTTCGGATATAGCGTATGGTGTGAGGGAAAAAACAAACATTACCGATGACAGCGGCAACACACTCGTTGACGATTACGGCAATGAAATAGTGCAAGATTATAGCGGCAGCGACCTTGACGCAAAAAACGCATGGGACTTCGACCTCGGCAGACGAGTAACAATGTATAACGCTGCACTATTCCGCAGCGGAAAGCGCGAGAGCCGCGTTATGGGCTACGAAAAGAAGATGGACATACCTTATGATAGCCCTATATACATCATCGGAGAAAAGGCCACCTATTCCAAGTTCAAGGACTTGGAGAAACAGATAAATAACGAAGTGAGCCTTAATATTGGCGGCAGCACACTTGTAAGCGAAGGCACATCGGGCGGAGCATCGGTCTATATCATCAAGACAAACGACACAACGAAAGAAACTGATGATAACGTGTATTCTGCTCTCCGAATGAAGAACACCTTTCTGCACAGCCGCGATGATGACAACGCACAAGGGCTTATAACGTTTGAAGCTGGAGCAATGTTCGCAAGCGGTTACAGCGGAAATGACACTGCCGCAGATGGTATAATAGAATATTTTGAATAGATATGGCAAGATTACTTAGCACATGGTTTAACGGTTTTGTGGGGAGCGCAAGAAGTACTGGAAACAAGGTGCTTAACGCTTTCGGAAAGGTGGTGTGCGAGATGCAAGAATACTTTGCTTCGGACTTCATGGGCCATGGGTGGAAGATATTCAACAGCGGTTCGGAAGAAAGCCCAGAATATACGCTTGAAATAGACAATGTAAAGGTGCGCAAAGCCTTCATAGCGCATGAGCTGATAATAGACCAAGTTCGTGCGATATGCGGCTCACTCGGCATCAGCCAGGCGTGCGGCAAGGTAAAGGAAGTAAGTCTGCGCACCGATAAACACGGAAACCAATACTACCTTATTAAACTCGAAGGCGAAGCCACTCACGGATATGGCGGCTTTGCGAAGAATGACCTTATACGCTGCCAGCGTGTGGAGGTGGGTTCTGACGGAGTGACCAAAGGCATAAAGGGCTACTGGGTGAAGATTGAGAGCGCAAACATGAAGGAGGGTTGGTTCACCGTCATGGCCAGCGAGTTTGTGGGCGAAATCAAGCAGGAAGAAGAATCGGAATTTGTGGAGAGCAACGATGTGCCGATGAACTTGCCTGCGGCTGGTGACGAGATTGTGCAGTATGGCAACACAACCGAAACGAACCGACAGAATGCGATATACCTCCATGCCACCGAAAACGGCGTGCCGACTATTGACTTGCTTAATGGCGTAAACTCCAAGTCTTTTTCGGGCAAGATAGTTGCAAGTTTAGGCCGTATACCTGATGGTGGTGGATTTGGTTTGTATTTGAAAAATGGTACAATAATATCACTTAACAGCAATAGCGGGAAATATAATTACCATTTTAACGAGAACGGCAGTTTTAGCCTTGGGCAAGGTGCGATAGATTACGACCCCAAAACTGGTGTTGTGACGATAGGCAGTGAGGTTGTGATTAAGTGGGGTGCGAACAGCAAGAGCAATGTGACCTATCAGATAGGCAGCAGCGGAGTTAATGCGCCAACGGGGACATGGTTAAACAGCGTGCCGCCATCGGAAGTGGGCAAATATCTGTGGACGCGCACGAAATGGCCCGATGGCACGTACTCTTACAGCGTGAGCTATATGGCCAAAGATGGCACGCCTGGGAAAGATGGTGAGCCTGGAAAAGATGGTGCGGACGGGCAGGATATGCGTCCCAACTTGCTTGACTATACCGAGTTTAAGCAAGAAACGTTTGATAATGTGCCAAATCCAGACAAGACCTTTGCTTTGGAAGGCACAAGGGACGAGGGGTTGGACGGACATGGGGCGATAAAGGTAGAAACTGAGCAAAAAGTGAATGTAGAATCACTGATTAAAGAAATTGATGTTGACTTTTTCCAGCAGAATGTCAAAAATCAAATATCACCATCTACGTGGTACACGCTATCTTTTTATTTACTTGGTACAATCGTGGAGCGACCTGTCTATACCTATCTGTGGACATGGGACAAAAATGGCCTTACAATGGTTGATACCACAGAAAAAATGATTGTGGACGGAAAGGAACAAGACACACCAAAAGATGGTGGTGTTAAATTCCAGCCAACATATTCGTGGACTCGTCACACAGTGACGTTCAAGACTTCTGACAATTTGCCTGAAACTTGCCTTTGTTTGTTCCGAGTCATGAAGAAGTTTACTCAGCAAATCCATCCGATTATTCCGTGTGTTTACGTTACAGAGCCGAAGCTTGAAGTCGGCAAGGCTGCAAGTGCATGGACGAGGAGCGATAACGACATTGTTGGTATTGCGGTAGACAAGATAAATATGCCATCATGGGTGCGTCAGTGGGACGGACAGACCACCGAACTTGGTGCGGATTATGTGGCCGCGAAGAATGCCGCATTTGGCACGAAAGACGCGGAGGGCAAGTTTACAGGTATTGCCATGAGTGGTGAGGGCTTTGACCTTGGTGGCAAGGACACGAATGTGGTTGGGCTGTATGGCATCTCCAAGGACATCTGCCGTGTGATAATTGACCCGAAGAACGAGAAGTATTCGTTTCGTGGGAATATCATCTGCGAGAGTGGCAAAGTTAACGGATTGCTTGAAGGCTCATACCTAAAGGGGTTAACACAGATAACAAAGCAAGAGGAATGGGAGGGTGTTTTTTACAAAGACGATGGTGATACCAAATGGAAACCGAGTTTTTTTAGTATCAATCCGATACTCTTAATCTCGTATCTTCCAGAAACCCATCCGATTATTTATCTGCCTCCGTATGGCAAAGAAGCAAGCGATTATGCGGAAAGCTTGGCTTTTATTGACTATAAGTTCTACATTATCAACAAGACAGGAGCAGGGTATATAGCAGTAAAAACGTATGGTTCTAAAATTAAGGAAAAAGGCGGCAATGGTATTTCGCAGAGTTCTTACAACATCCTTAATGGAACAACCGCGGTTCTGACTGGTGCAATAGAAAGTGATGGAAGTTTTTACTGGGTCGCAGAAAAAGGCAGTATAAGCCAAGAAGTATCAAATGGAACTATTGATATTAAACGGAACGACCCAATATTTGACAAAAAATACCTAAACCAATTTGGGTGGAAAAATAACTTAGTAACACCTACAAAACCCTCTAACCCAGGCGGTGACATAGGATAACACTTAAATATTATGGCAACAGTAAAACTCAAAGACGTACTAAAATCGCTACCGCAGGACACGAGTCTGACGGGCAGCGAGATGGTCGTGATAAACGATAACGGGGAGAATAAATACATACCCTATTCAACGATAAGGAACGGACTTGTCAACGCCTCAGAGCGCAAAACATTGGCCAATACCGCAGAATGGCTCATTGCGCATGATAATGTAACGACTATTGATGCGCTGAACAAAGAGCTTGACGCATTTGGCGCGGAAACTGCACAAGGTTTGCACCGCATGAAGTGTTTTGGCATTCCGCTGTTCGTGACGTTCGCCAATCTGAATGTGGGTGACAGCGTGTTAATGCAGACGATACAAGGCAGTATTACGTTCAACTCGGCAAAGACGAGCATTGCGTCAATAAACACAGTTGGCAACTTGGCTATTGCGGTTCGTTACTATCAAGGCGGCAAGTGGGGCAGTTGGAATACTCCGATGACGCCCCCAACAGTGCAGAGCGGTGCATCGGGGACTACGGCAAATTACGTGTACTCGAAAGGTGATAGTGATAACCCTCTCACTGTGTTGAGTAGCAAGATTTGGACCTACACACACACTGACCGTAACTTGTTCCTCCGATTCAAGAACTGGGGCGCAGCCAACGACACCGAGCAAACCAATTTCAGCCAAGTATTGTTATGCCATTTGGTAAACCGTAACCAAGACGGACTGATGGATAAGTATGTGTTTGCTCGCATTCTAAACAACAATCTTGAAGAAGGTCAGAGTACTACGGACAAGGTGATTGTCAACTACACAAACTTTGCCGCCAGTGGCAACAAGCAACTTGAACTCACTAAGGCCACATCTGCCAAGGCAGGCGTGATGACAGCTACTGACAAGACCTTGCTAAGTGCGCTTGGAGGCTATCTGCACCCCGTGACAGACAATCTTACCACGCTTGATGCGCTCAATACAAAGCTCAACGGAATGGGAGCGAGTACTGGGCAAGGCACGCATTATTTCAAGTGTTTTGGCATTCCTCTGACAGTAACATTGTCGGTGCTTAATGTTGACAAGAAGGTGCTTATGCAGACGATAACTGGCTCAATAACATTGAACGCTGACAACACAGCTCTTGGGTCAATCAACGGCACGGGAAACTACACCACCGCAGTACGCTATTATCAAAATAGCAAGTGGGGCAAATGGAGTATGCCACTCAATCCGCCAACTGCACAGACTGGCGCGTCAGGCACAAAGACAAGTTACATTTACTCCGCTGGTTCGGACCAAGACACCAAAACACTCATAACCTCTAAATTTTGGATTTATCCGCACAACGACCGCAATCAGTTTTTGCGATTTAAGCATTGGGGTGCGAACAATGACACGGCAGAGGAGAATTACAGCCAGGTTATGCTGCCGAATGCCTGGACTGGCGGCAATGGGCTGTTGCGCTACGACATATATTCACGCCTTGACGCTTTTGCCCTGCGCGAGCAGAACTCCACCGCCACCGAGGTAAAGATAATCACCCCGATTTTCACGACTGGCGGCACGCGAGAATTAAGCATTTCGGCTGCCACAACTGCAAAAGCTGGTGTAATGACGGCAGCTGACAAAGAACTATTGAACAAGATAAAAGCAAAACTCGGATTATAATGAACAGACTACAAGAAATTAGGATTGAGTGCGTAAAGATAGCGGCATCTCGCGGCGACATAAAGCCAGATGAGATAGTTGAGGTTGCGAGAGAGATAGAAGCATATGTAAGAAGAAAGGAGGGCGAATTTTGACAGACCTAATACAAACTATCAGTTCTATCGTTACAGGCGTAGCTATACCAGTTCTTGGCATATTTCTTTTTTATGATGCGAAGAAAAGAGAAGCTTCTGCAAAAGCAGGTAAAGCCGAGGCAGACAACATCACACAATATGCCGCACAATGGCAGAAGTTGTATGATGAGAAGGTGAAGCACGAAGAGGAACTGAATGAAAAGATTGATGCGCTATATGTGCAGCTTAATGAGCAACGCGATGAACTTGCGCGGCTGAAAAAGGAAATGGCAGAACTGGTTGTGAAGCAGCAGTATGCGGAGAGCCAAAAGTGTACGGTGTTTGGTTGCCCAAACCGTCAGCCTCCACAACTTTTGTGTGCAAGTAGTAATCACCCTGAACAATAGGTCTATGAGATTAACGAGATATATCACGGAACTGATACGTGTGAACAGTGGGCACAGCAGCAAGGCGTTTTTCCTTGTGGCTGTTACCCTGATAGGGTGTGTATTGTTGCTTTGTGTGGCATTTGTGCTAATATGGGAAGTCATGAACAGTAACACAATACACACTGACCTTATGGGGCTTAGTGCTTTCGTAGGCAGCGTGGCAAGTTTGTTCGTTACAGCTGGCATTACTAAAGTGTATGGCGAAAAACGTGAGAACAAAACTGAATAAAAATTGGCGCGTTTCCCAACGCACCAACCATCACATAACCATGTCAAAACAAAAATATTAACACCTACAAAGATAAGAAAAATAAGTTTAGACGTATGGAAAATTGGAAAGAATTAGCGGCATTTGTGCTGGAGCGCGAGGGCGGCTATTGCAACAGAAAGGCTGACAAGGGAGGGCCGACTAACAAGGGTGTGACATTGGCCACCTACCGCAGTGTGTATGGGCAGAGCAAGACGATTGAGGACTTGAAGCGCATTACTGATGCGGAGTGGGAGTACATTTTTAAGAAATTCTACTGGGACAAGTGCAAGGCGGACTACATACAGGACAAGAGTGTTGCCTTTATACTCGTGGACTGGGCCTATAACAGCGGAGTCAAGACGGCCGTGACGCACTTGCAGCGGATTGTTAAAACGACTGCCGATGGCATCATGGGCAAGCAGACCTTGCAGGCGGTAAATACGCGTAGTCCGCTGCCGTTGTTTGGCGCGTTGAAGCAGGACAGGATAGCTTTTTATAAGGCTATTGTTGCTAAGAATCCGAGCCAGAAGGTGAATCTTAATGGCTGGCTAAATCGGGTGAACCACTTTGCCTATGGCAAGTTCGTGTGAAAAAACTGCCACACGGAAAAACTCGTGCGGCAGTTAAGTGCAACTTTAGGATGTGCCTCTTTTATATGGGAATTAAACACTGCAAAGGTAACAAATATAATCAAGAATATGCGTAGAATTAGTGTTTTTTTAATCGTAATTATCTGTGCAGTTGTCTTGCACAGTAGTTGCGCGCGCAAGGTGGTGCAGAGCATGGAGCGCACGCACGACACGCTGATAGTGTATAAGACCGACAGTGTGATGGTGCGCGATACGATTGTGACAGTTTCCAATTTGGAAACAGTGGACAGCGTGGCCGACCGCATGACTACCTATGTGGTAGTGGACACGGCAGGCAAGGTGCTAACTAAGTATGTGTATCGCGACAGAAGCGTATACCACAACAAGGACGCTCTTAGTTCGAGCAGTCATGTGTCATGCCGCACACACCGTACAAACAGCACAAGCCATAAGGCTACGGTGCGTGATGCGGTGACAAAGGTTGAGAAGCCTCCTGCGAGGTGGAGGGTTCGGGCCGTTGGCGGTCTGTTTATCATAGTAATAGGCGTGTTGCTCTATTACCATATATATAGTAAGTATAAGTGATTTTGTTGGGTTGTTTGTTTGGCAAGCATGGGCGCATGGTGATGTGTCCCGTGCTTGCCTTTGTGCTTAATTTTTTGAACAAAATCACTTATGAACAATGGAACAATTACAACAGATTTTTAACAGTGCAGTTGAAGCCGTGATGCAAGCCAGCGGCCTTGACTTTGATGCGCTTGCCAACTGCCGCTCGGAGCGGTGTGTGGTTGCGCGCGTGGTGCTTGTTGATGTGCTAATAGAGTTAGGTATGAGCGAGGGTGATATTTCGCTGCTTAGCGGCATGAGTCAGCAGAGGGTTAATTCGCTTAAGAATAGTGCGAGGTACAGGCTTAAGGGGCTGGCTGCACGGGTGATGAGGGAGGAGGTAAAAACACTTTTGCAAAAAAATATTACCTTAAAAGGTAATTCCTATTGAACAATTTGTTATCTTTGCAATGTTATTTATAAAACATTAGAAATGGCATCAGTTAAATTACAATCAGTTGCAGAAGCAGAAAAAGGCAGTTTGTTTTCTATTTGCTTAGAAGGCGATAGCATTAGCGAATTTGAGAAATTCGTTCAGAAACACAATGAAAGTTACAGCAAGGACTTAAACACAATACTTACGGCAATTAAACGAATGCTGAAGGTTAGTGGTTTCCTTGAACGTTACTTTCGGCCAGAGGGGAAATACAAAGATGGTGTATGTGCGCTTCCCATAGACTCAGGTAAATTGAGATTGTATTGCTTGAGAATAAAATGACAGCATACTTATAGCAGGAAATGGAGGCGTAAAAAAGGCACAAAAATACCAAGATTGTGACGACTTGAACGGATATGTTGTAACTTTGCAAAAGTTGGACAGAGCACTTAAAGTTGCAATAAAGAGGGGCGAAGTCACAATAGAAGAAAGGAAGTTTAATCCAGAAGACAAAGATTTAGAATTATGAAAGCTCGAAAGTTCTTTATGGAAGCTATGAATCGGATACCGAACGACATTGAGAGACAAGTAAATCTCTCTATGTCTGTGTCTGACAAGATAGCTGACATTTTGAAGGGAAGAGGAATGACGCAAAAAGATTTTGCAAAAGGCATTGGGCGTTCAGAAGCAGAAGTATCAAGATGGCTTGGAGGAACGCACAATTTTACATTGTCTACAATAGCCAAAATATCAGCGTATTTTGGCGAGGACATCATTCATATTTCTTGAAGGACTTTTAATTATCGAAGTGGCCCGTATGGGTCACTTTTTTTATGAGGTAAGGAAATCCGTTACCTTACCAATATGAGTAAAGGCCACCCATTGCAGGTGGTCTTTTTCATTTGTTTGGAAACAAACAACTCACAAGCAACAAACAAAACTCACAAGCAACTCACAAGCAACTTGTCACCACCTTTGCGTTATCGGGGGATATTCCCCGACCGACTTAATACATTCATAATTATGGACAATGTAGAGAAAGTAATCTGTTGCGACAGAGGTAATGATGCGCTTGCTTATGCGGCAATGGCGAACAACAAGGGCAATGACCCTATGGCCTTGGCAGCCATGATGAATGGTGGCCTTGGAGGTGCAAACCAGTGGCTTAACAATCCGTTCTTGTATCTTATTTTCCTTGCCATGTTCGGTGGCAATGGCTTCGGGTTTGGCAACAACCGCAATGGTCTGCAAGATGCCGAGATACAGGGCCAAATCCAATCTTTGCGCTCGCAGATGGCTGACAACCACAACTCCGACCTGCTGATGCAGGCGATAAGAGGTAATAACGATGCCTTGACAACACTGGGCGCGAACCTTAATTGTGACTTCAATCAGTTGCAGCAAGGCGTGTGCGCTGTTCGCTCCGCTATTGACAACGTAAGCGGCAAGGTAGGCTTCTCGGCAGAGCGCGTAATCAACGCAGCGGAGAGAGGTGATGCGGCAGTTATCCAGGCAATTCAGAATTGTTGCTGCAACACGCAGAATAGCATCACCAAGATGGGCTACGAGAACCAGCTCGCAATACAAGGACAGACCAATTCCTTGCAGCAGAGCCTCAATTTTGTGAACTCGTCTGTGGAGCGCGGATTTAGCTCTGTTGGCTATCAGATGTCACAAGACAAGTGCGATGTTATTCGTGCAGGACAGGACAACACGCAGCGCATAATTGATGCCTTGAACAACCATTGGTATGCCGACATAGACCGCAAGTATCAAGACGCGAGATTGGAGCTGTCGCAGCAGAACCAGACTGCCGCACTGATTGCAGCCCTTAGCAAGACTACAACTGCAACGACATGAGGAGGTGTTTCCAAAACGGAAATAGCCACTGATGACCATTCTATTGACGCCAACGAAAAGGTGGACAATAGCTTTTTCGTGAGGTCGCGGAAGAGGTCGAAAGAGAAGTAATAACAAGCACGTGGGGAAGTAATTGCCCCACGTGCTACTAACGATTGAAATCATGCTATTCAAAGACGTAAAAATAGGCTACCCGATTTACTTTCTTGACAAGGAGGGCGCAAGGTATTACCAAGGCAAGGCCGTGAGTGTTGCAGTTCCGCGCTACGACAATAACCAAGCCAAGGCTTTCGGTGCGCAGCCGACTGGCCTTGTGGTAGACATAACCATAGAGGCAGATGGCGCGACCAAGACATACACAATCCCCGAAACTGCAACAATAACGTATGCAGGGCATCTTGTATTGTCAACAGACAAGGACGGAATACTAAGGGAGGTGGAAGCACTAAAGGCTGCAAGCGAGGAGGCACTGTCACAGGTTGAGCGGCACAAGCAAACGGTTACAGATTGTAGTCAGTTAATGGAGGAGCTTAATCCAGCCTTTGCGGAGAAGCGTGCGCAAGACAAGCGGATTGAGGGCATTGAAAACGAGGTGAAGAGCCTTGGTGCTGTACTTCGCGATTTTATCAACGAATTTAAGAAATGATGATTATGGGAAGATTATATATGGTATTTTGCAAGGGTGGTGGCAAGTGCAAGCACTTCGACAAGGAAAGTGCAGAGAAAGCTGTCAGCCGCATATACTACACCACCAAAGACGGTACAGAACATCACGGGCCGCACTGGAGCATGGAGCAGGTGCTTGAAGCCACGAAAGGGTTGCAGTTTAAGCCTTGTGTAACGGGCTACGACAAGTATGTTGCGTTTAACGCTGCTTATGCCGACTTGTGCAAGACGTTGACGCCAGACTTGATTATAGAGACGGGTCATGCGTTTTTCTTCGAGGACGAAGATGCGCCCTGCAACAAGATATGGCGGTATATGGAGAGTTTTGAATAAAAAAAGCGTGACAGTGTGTCACGCTTTTTTCGTTAGAGTCCGAGTTGCTTGATTAGGTAGTCACCTACCGCTAAGTTTTCTTTCTGAGCAGAGGTCTTGATTTCGTCTACTGCCTCTTGTGGCATTCGGCAGTATAATACTGCATTACCTACTTTTTTGCGGCCTGCATTGGGGCGTTTTCCACCCCATGTGTTTTTATTCATAGATTATTCATGTTTTATTCATATTTTATTTATGCCATCAATCTCAAAGCACCAGTAGGACACCAATGTGTGCCATATTTCGCATCAATGTCTGACAAGTATTTTTCGATGCTTTTGTTTATTCCTTCAAGCTCGCTTGAAATGCGAGCATAATTATCATCATACCAATCTTGGAACTCTTGGCTATCGTGGTCGGGTACGTCATCGCCATATTCGTAAATAAGTCCATCAAGGTCGTCAATGTCGAGCAGCATGCTTACAATATCTAATTCGGGCAGTCCACTTTCGTTGATGGACTTTTCTATTTCAACTATATCAGACATTGAGTCGTTGTCGGCACTTTTGACAATGTTGTCTATATTGCAGTGGAACTCGTGACGGATAGCACAGAGCCTGGAGATGAGTTAAGCTTGCTCTTCGCTCATGCCATGTTCAACCGCAATTTCTTCGTTGTTGAGATTGCGTGCGGCAGCAGACTCTCTGCGGTAGTCGTATTGCTTTTGATTGAGATATGCCATAAGGTTGCCCGTCATGCCGATAGCGCAGCGTTTAATTCACTACTAACAGAAGGTTTCAAATTCCTGTTTAGTTATTTCTTCAAAAATGTCGCGACTGTCATCATCGCAGAAGGGTGAAGTACGATTGATGTAGATTTCTTCTCCGTCCTCACCTACGAAAAGGAAGGCATCTTCGTAGGGACGATTTGGGTACGACTGTTGTATGCAGTATGGTGCTTGGTATACTTTTCCCTGCAAAACCTCATCGTCTGTGATGCAGATTTCATCACGATTGATGCCGTGTTCGACATCGACGAAAGTCTGCAATATGTCTGTTGGAATTTCGTGAAGTTTGCGAACGGCAATTTTTTCTTCGCCAAAGTCTGTACCCATATAGAGCGTATCGTTGTCCTCATCGCCTGGCTCGACTTTTTCGTACATATCCTCAACCCAGGCTTCAGAATAGTTGAGTTGTTCGTTGGGGTGACAAAGCTGGCCGTAGCCATCTTTGATATAGATGTCCCAATCGCAGAGGTCGCTCCCGAATGCACCATTATAGATTTCGCTGTGTTTGCACAACAAAAGTCTTTCTTCGCTCTTTACGAGTGTATTATAAACCTTTGATAGAGATAAATTGGTAGTCATAATTTCTGATTTTTTTAGTGACAAAATTGATTTGATTGATACAACTTGTAGAAATTATGTTTACCTTTGCGCAGTCAACCCTATCAAGGGTTGAGGATTGAAACGCTCTAATGAGCATAATTTCTACTATTGTAGATAAAAGAGTCGAGAGTAAATCTCGTGGTAAGCCCCACCCGTGAAGATGGGGCTTTTTATTATCCTCTTACAGCGTACTCATTTATTGAGTAAACACGGTCCTCTGCAGGAATGGTAAGACCTATCAGGTCGTTTATGCACTCGTTGTAATGTGCGTATATGTCGCACCCGAGTACCACCGTTTCGGCAGTTGGTGTAAACTCTTCTTCTCCGTCATAGCCGCGAAGTGTTTGCGTTACGCTATCAGCTTTGATAGCATTAAAAGCGGCCTCTTTAGATGTATAAACACCTTGGATGAATGTATTATTTTTTTTCAATATATATACTTTGTCCAT